CCGATCCCGATCGTGATGCGCTTGCCTTGGCTGTTCACCACCAGCCCCATACCTGCGCGAATGTTGTAAGTGCCGGTCCCGGAGTTCACCAGGGCGGCGGATGGAAGCGACTTGACGAACTGGTCCACCGGAACCGGAGTCTTGCCGACGTATACCACACCGCCCGGAGCCTGCGGGGCGATATCTTGCGGCTTGACGTTCTTGATGCGGCGCTCGAAGTCGCTTTCCTCCATGCCGCGCGGAAGCGGGATCTTGCTACCGTTGTGGTCAACGATCCGGCCCACCACCAGGCGCAGCGCCCGGCTGGTGTCGGTGCCTTGGCCCTCAGCGGTAAAGCCGGCCTGCACGTAGTAAGCGGCGTCAATGACGCGCTGCCGTACTTCCTGATTTGGGAAGGCGTCCCCCACCTCCTTGGCAATGGCACCGCGCCAGCCGGTTTCCTTGACCTGGTCGATGGTGATTGCCTTGTCCTTGATCGCGCGCGCGCCCTTGATAACCAGCTCACTCACGTAACGGCCCTGCGTCGTGGTCAAGTCGGCTACTACCATGGCTGTGCCCAGCACCGGGTCTTTCTGGTCGATCTGCCGTGCCAGGTCGGTCAGCCGGTCGGCATCGCCGATCATCTTGCCGAAACTCGCCAGCGCCGAGGATTGCTGATCCGGCGGCAGGGAGCGCACCAGGCGGCCGATGGTTTCCGCCTCCTGCGGCTGCAGCGGAGAAATCTTGCGGCCGGCGGCCACCTCCACCTGGCCGATCTGCTGCATACGCATTGCCAGCACGTTCTGCGCATCCTGCATCGTGTTGGCCTCGATGATCGGCGCATCCTTGATCACGCCCCGCTCCTGGGCAGCCTGCCAAGGGTTTTCGGCATAGGCTTTAACACTGGCCTCATGGATGCGGACAAATTGATTGGTGACGCTCTGCTCCAATGGTGTGACGCCGATAGTCGGATCGGAGCCGGCGGCGTGCATACGTTCCAGCTCGGCTTGCTGCTGTGCTAGCGACATGGAAGCGAATCCGGCCACCTTGGCCTGGGATTGCACCAGCGCCTGAGCATTCTTCGCCATGGCGGTGCCGGCTGTCTTGTTTGCCAGCTCGTCAATAAACTCCTGCGACATATAACGGCCCTGGGCTGATAAATCAAAGCCTTTATTGTAGATGTCGACAGCGGCATTCTCGCGAGCGATTTGCTCTCGGTCGACCTTGTCCGCCGCGCGCTGGTTGGCTGCCAGGATTCCATTTTCGTAGCCGTAAGCCTTGGTGATCAGTGCTGTACGTTTGTTCGGGTCGATATTCTCGCCCTCTGGTCCTTCGATGCGTTCCCGCGCCGCCCGCACCAATTCAATGTTGCCAGTCTGCGCTGCTCCTTCCAGTGTGGCATTGGCAAAATTGTAGGTCGCGCCTTCCTTGAATGATTGCTTTGCTTTTCCGATCTGTTCTTGACCCCATCCTGCCGCCGCGCCCATTGTGTCGACCGTCTTGTCCCATCGATCAATCGCGCCGGGCAGATCACGCATGGCGGCGCGTTGCAGCTGTTCGCCCATATCCATCAGGCTGGCGCCTGTTTCGTCTTGGGTGCGCTTCAAAGCCACGCCCGTCAAGCTGCGCGTCATGGCGCCGCTGGCGCGAATTACATGCTCACCGATAACCGCGCGTTGGTCATCAGTCAGGCCCTGGGTCCGCTCACCGGTCAATTCACCCATACGCTTCTGGAACTCGGGAACGGCCTTGTCAGCGGCGATACTTCCATCCTTAACTCCCCGCTCGATCTCGTCGTGGGCGTCGTACAGATCATTCGTCAGCGTGGCCGCGGTAGTTGCCGCCTGCGCGCGCTGCTTGTGCAGTTCAGCCTGCTGCATGTCCTGGGCGATACCGCCCAGCGCGGCGCCAACATTACCAATAGCCTGTCCGACCGGATCACCACCAGGAGCACGGGCCTGTTGCTGTGGCGCGGCAATGACATTGCCAAAATTACCCATTGGGATTTTCATCAGGTATTCCCTTTCTGCGTGGTGCTCCACTTGTTGTAGCTGGCGCCAGCCGATAGCAGTGAGGCTCCAGCACTGATATAGCCGCCTGTCTGTGCTGCCTTGCCCTGATATTCCAGCAATCCGGCCTGGTCACTGGCAGTCTGCCTCTGTCGTGCGCCAGTCAACAGCGTGCTGTAAGCGTCGTCTTCGGCATTTTTGATGATCTGCTCATTGATGCGAATTGGCGTTCCTTCGCCAATGGATACCCCAGATCCTGCCAGTGCGGCAGTTGCCTGTGCAGCCTGGGCCTTTCCGGCCTTTCTGATCTTCTCTGCCTGGGCCATGGCGGCATCTTCTTGCGCCGCACCCTCGCGCCGCTGCAGCTCTGCATTGACTTCGGCAGTTTGCTTTTGGACATTGCCAGAATAAACGGCGGCGGTCGCACTGGCTGCCGCTGCTGCAAGGGCAATCCAGGTAGTGGCTGAAATTCCTCCGGACATGATTATTCTCCTGTGATGATGATGGTGTTCAATTCGGGATCGCGGCGTGAGAACAGCAGCGCCGTGTCATCGGTGAATTCGGCTTCCGCCTCTTCGACCGTGCGCGCCGAGGTGGCGAAGCACATCGTCACCGTCGTGTCCCGAATCGCTGCGAAGACCTGCTTGCGGCCGGCACTGGCCGGGAACACGTGCACGCCGGTCAGGCGCAGGCACTCGTCATCGCGATTCACCAGCACGTCACCAACCACCTGCAGCACGGTGGAGCGCTTCACCAGCGCGCCGGTCAGCTCGACGCCGGCCGGGATGGTGATCGTGCGCGCGTACAGGCCAGCGTGCAGGATGTGCTGGGTGTGGATGGGGATCTGCGGCTTGCGCAGTTGCTCCTGCTCATAGGCGACAACACGGGCGATGGCTTCAGGCGTCATCGGCGGGATGGCGGCGCGGTTGATGATGTTGTTCATGCGAGGGCCTTGTAAAACGTCTGGTTGGTCTCTCGGTAGCCGACATGCGGCAAAACCTGGCTGAGCTGGCCGCCGCTCGGCGCGCTCATCAACAGTCCACGCGCGCCGGCCGCCGCTGCGATCTCTTCCGCTGCCAGACGCAGCTGCGTGCCAGCGCCGGTCTTGCGGAACTCGGCCGCTACGAAATAGGACTCGGTGACGCCGACCCGCTGCCCGAAGTGCGGCAGGATGGGCGTGATCAGCAGCAGAAAGCCTATCAGCTGCCCGCTGCTGTATGCGCCGATCACATGCAGCATGCCGGTTGCTTCCATCATGCGGTAGGTCTGGAACTGCGGATCATGCGGGCCGATCTCTGGAATGGCCGATTCTTCAGCATATTCGGACAGCAACAGGGCAAGGCCCGGCGCAGCCTCCAAGTCTTCCATGGTAATTCGCTTCACTTCCAGGTCACGCATATACTGCCTCCAGTCCAATTGCGCAGCGGACAAATCCCAGCCGCTCATAAAGTTGTGCCGTGCGCTCGGGGTCGACGCCGGTCGATGTGCCGGCCTGCAGCCACTTGGCCCCACGCAGCTCAGCCCAGGCGCGCAGGACGGCCACCAGGCGCACCGCCATGATTCCGCCGCGCATGGTCGGTGCTATGAACAGCGCAACCTCGTCGGCCAGCATATCGTCGCTCGCCCAGTGCGTGGCAAGCTGTCCAGCGATGCCACCAATGACCTCGCCCTTGTGCTCAGCAAGGAAGATCACACCGGCGCCGTTGATCAGGCCGGCCAGGTACTGTTCTGCCTTGGCCCGATTGAACGACAGGCGGGACCAGCGCGGACTCTCGGCGTGCATCTGCTCGCCCAGGTCCATGATGCGCGGCAGGTCAGACAGGGTGGCGACTCGGATTCCCATGATTTCCTCAGCTGTTGACGGTGATCTTTCGCACCACGGCCAGGAGCTGGAACGGGTACGGCTCGTCTTGCGTGATCGTAATGGTCTGGTCACCGCGCGTCCACTCCGTCAGGCCGGCGCGCTTGAAGCCAGAGAAGATACCAGGCGGCACATCCAGCAGGTCCGGGCCAAATTGGCGGAAGGCTATCTCGTCGCCGTTGATCTTGGCGCCGATGGTCTCCGACAGCAGCAGGGAGACTTCGTGGATGCGCTGCGGGTTGCCCTGCGTACTGCCATCGCCGGATTGGATCTCGGGGCGCAGCAGGGTGACGCTGTTGGAGAACGGCAGGCCGATCTCGACAGCGAAGGCATTGCGCGGCAGGGTGATGCTGCCGCCCGTTACAGTAAACAGGCCCATATAGACGCCGTCCGCCTTGACGGCAACGCTCTTTGCCTCCAAGTGACTGATTCCGGTCCAGATCGCCTTGCCTACGCCATCCGTGCCGTTTATCGCGCAATCGGTATACAGCGTGGCGTCGAAGCGCTCAATGTAGCGCTTCTGTACGCCGTTTATGGTGCGCCGCACGATAACCCATGTTTCGTCCCCGGTGCCATTCGGGATCGATGCCACGGATTCATACAGTCCATCTGTGGACTGCTGTGTCCATGCGGTAACGCCTTCGTCTCGGTCTAGGGTCAGCGTTGCCATTTTGCCGTCTGTCCGCGCACACCAGAGTGTCGATCGTGGCTCCTGCTGATAGGCCATATCCACCACCCCGGATTCGGTGATGTGTTCAGCCAGCACGGTTAGATCTGGTGCGCTGTACGTGTCGGTGGCGATGCTGAACGCCAGGGAGCGGATCTTGCGGCCGGCGCGCTGCACGAACAGGATTTCATTCCCGACACGCAGCGGCTTGACGTTGTTGCAGCCATAGACCGATGGGCTGCGCGATTTGACGTTGGTCGGCGTCAGTGGCAAGTCGTTGCCGCCCTCCATGGTGTACTCGCCACCGTAGGTCAGCGGGAATAGTGCTTTCGCCGTGACCAATCGCTGGATAGGGTTGATCTGGCCGGTGGAGGGTAGCGAGAAGCTAAAAGCATCATCATCATTTGTCCCGATGGTGAAATCATAGAACAGACCGGACTTGCTACCCCATAGTGTTTGTGGATACCGCGGCGAACCGGCGGCGATCAGGCGCTGCTCATACAAAGCGCCGGTGCTGGGATAGCCACGCACAGAATCCCATACCGAAGCCTCCAATGACCAGGCACCGGCTGGCGCTGTCACCGTCGCATCCAGTTCCTCAATAATGGTTGCATCCACGTCAATATCGCTGGTGAAGGAATAGATCTGTACCAGGCCGCCGTTAATACGGACGAACTTCCCGATATCAGAAGTGCGAAACGCGTTGCCCGATGCATTTAGCGTGGTACCAGCGCCGACAGGCGATTTGGTTGTAGGCGTAACGCCGACCTGCGGTGAATCCAGCAGCTCCCAGGCGCTGGCCGGTACCGATGTGCTGGGGAAGGCGCTCTTAATCTCAACTGTTACTACCGTGGTGCTGGTGAAGCCGGTAATCACCGCCAGACCGGACTGGTAAGCAATGCGGCGCCCGATGTCACCACCTAGGAATGTGGCAGCCGATGCCGTCACCGTACGCCCTGTACCTACGGACGCGCTTGATAGCGTCAGAGAAGTGGCAAAGATATCCCCGACTTCATCGAACGGCGCTACCGTGATTGGCGCCGCGCCCAGTGTCCAAAAATCCGACGCAATACGCTTCAGCACATTGATCGGTACAGCCTTGTGGAAGATGAACATGGTATCGGCGCCCTGCGTGAAGTCCAGTTCGGGCAACATGGCTTCGGTGTAGGGTGTGGCGATCTCGTACGGCAGCCCACCCACCAGCACCTGGCCGCCACTCTGCAAGTACACGCGCATGTAGAGGTCGCCGAATTCCAGCATGTAGGCTTGCGTTGTGCTGAAAATGTAGGGGATCAGTCGGGATTTCTTGGCCGATGTCTTACTCTCGGCAATGAAGCGCGACCCTGGCCGACGGCCGGCGCCGCCGTAAATATCGACCAGGCAATTGGGGAGCGCCGCAGCGCCGTTCTGGTAACGGGTGATATCCACGCGGCCGTAGCACTTCGGGGAGACCTCGCCGGCGGTGAAGTTGGTCTGGTTAATGGTCACGCGTGGCATAGCCGCTCCTTAGCTGAACCGCGATTCAAGGAACGTGCCTTCGGCAAATTCCTCTGGAGGGTCGTCCTGGCCGTCGATGGCCTTGGCCTGCTTCAGCTCGCGTGCGAACTCATCGCGATAGCTGTCGCGCAACTGGCTAGACGCGGTGACCGCGTATGCCATCTTGGCCGCCATGGCAAGCTCCATCACATGGATCAGGTTTGCCGACCAGGTGACTTCGACTTCGTTGCGGAAGACGTAGACCAGCGGAAGGGCTGTGACATCGGCCAAGATGCGCTGCCCCTCCATGCGGTACGGGATCGTGTCGCCGGCATTGCCAACCTGGATCGTACGCAGCCAGTCGCCTGGCAGCTGGAACTGATGCTGGAAGTCGAATGCCGGGGCATCGACCAGGGGCGCGAGCAGCACGCGGCTGATGGCGCAGTTCCAGCTGTGCAAACGCAGCACGTCGTCACGCACCGAGGGGTAAAGGTTGGCCGCCACGCGCACGTGGGACTTCGGTTCATCGAAGGAACTGAACGGCGCGCCGCCCAGCATCACGAGCGCATTGGAGCAGATGGAAACGGAACTGGTCATGTCGGACCCTCAAGAAAAAACCGGGGCACATGGCCCCGGCTGAGATACCCACAGGTGGGCAGGGAGGTAAAACGGGGCGCTTAGTCGGTGACGTAATTGATCTCGAACTTGAGCGCCTGGTTTGCGGCCAGCACGGCACCTTTCGCGGTCGCGTACACGTCGACTTCCACCAGCGTGACGTACTCGGCGCCGCTGGTGACGTAGGCGCCGCTGTTGGCAAACTTCACGCCTGCCGCTGCGGTGTCGACGCCGGTTGCAATGCCGGTGGCGCTGAGCACGGTGCCGGTCACGGTTTCGCGCAGACCGATATCGATCGTGCTGGATGCAGTACCTGCTGCGCAGCTTACGACCGAATCGGCCAGGATGCGCGAGCCAGCAGGGATGCGGCCGATAAAGATCGTGTCGTTGATGGCCAACTGCGCATAGGTAGCCGGCATCTTCGCGCACAGAACACGCTGGCGGCCGTGCGATTCGTGCGGCAGCAGCTTGGTTTTGGCGATGATCTTCGCCGCTTGGGTGGTATTGGTTTCAGCCATGTCAGTAGACTCCTAAAATTGGTTGAGGATTACACGAAGTCGATCTGGACCACGGCATCTTCCCACACACGCACGGCACCGATGGAACCTGCGCAGGAAACCTGCATGGTGTCCTTCTTGTCGCCGCGGCGCTGGCTCTTGCCTTCGAAGAAGCCAGTACCGAAGTGCAGCGCCTTTTTGGCCCAGGCCACGGTGCTGAAGGTGCCGCCCACGTTGTTGATCTTTTCGTAAGGCACCCACTGGAAGCCCATCCACTT